CGTTTGACTCTACCCATCCGATCAATGTTGCAGGCTTACCTGTAACTGGGGAATCATATGATGACTCTGTGGAAATGAATACTGAATCAGATTCGTTACAATAAAAAATATTTTCTGTTACGATATCCGCTGCCATTCCTTTAAATACTAGCTGACCGTTCATCTTAGATATTGAGAGTATGTTGCAAAGTTCGTTTGCTGGTGAATCTACAATTGACAATTCCATTAGAGAATAGTCTTTAATAAATCTTACAGTCTTACCTGTTGCCTTATTAACTTCATTATCTGATTCAATAATCTTTCCGCCAATAGAGAAACCTGCGAGAGTTCCATCTAAAACTTTTTCCCATGTATCTTGAGCACCCTTTGAGATGTATGCATCTACATAAACTCCGTTATAGAATTCTTTTGATGCTGGATCGTAATAAGTTTCTGGTTTGAAAGAAACAATCTTGCCTACTGCAACTGGTTGATGCATCTCACGAAGATTTCCACGGAAATTTTCAAATGCTTTAATGCTTGCTTCAGAGGTGACTACATCACCAGTCTGGTCAACATTATCAAGTGTTGCAAATCCTGAGACTGTGCGTTTTTCACGGTTTACTTTGGTAAATGGCACGGATAACGTGATGTTATCGCCATGCGAAGACCAAAGAGATTTCTCAATATTCATATGCTTAATTTTATAACGTTATTGTATATAAGGCAAATAATCAGTTGAGTAGGGTTAGTCGACTTGTCTTCCGTCGCCCTGAGCATTTCGGCCTTCTCCAGAAATATCTGGGGAATTTGCGGAACGTTCAGAATCTCTAGTTCTGGTTTTCCCTGCCTGTGCTCTTTGCTCTGCTGCTGCCTGTGGTTTTAATTCAACGACTTTATCTCCGCCGTCTAATGGGACCATACCCATTCTAATTCTTACCTCATTAGGGGTAATTACCTGCATCCTTAAATATCGCTCATCAATCTTTGACTGGGTATCTTCATCGGTCAAAGTTAGCTCATTAAATTTAAGGAGTAGGGCGTCGGTCATTTCCTCAATAATTTTATTTAATTTCTTTTCTAAATTCATTTGGGCTGGACGACATACTTGCTCTCTAAATGTTTTATCGGCATCTCTTGCAACTGCTAAATTAACTCCTTCTGGAGTTCCGATCTTATTAATTGGGACACGATGAGATAATAGAATTTCATCTCTATTAGATTTACGATATACGTTAAATGAAGACTCTTGAGTTCCTGCCTCAATTGGCTCCATCTTAAATTCAACTTTTGAGTCTGGTGAATCTGGTGGAAGTGGAATATAAAGAGATCTATGGTTCTTACCTCTTAGACCCACCTGGAAAAACTCGAGCAATTTACGCTCAGACTCTGTTGATAATTTAGCGCCCTTTACGGTAATGATATATCTTGGAACCGCCTTGTTCTCAAAGTAGTCGAGGTTATACTTTCCAGCAAACTCGTTTCCAGCCATAGCATTTGATGATGCTACGATATCGGGAATGCCATAGTAGTTATTTGTTGGTGTGTATTTCTTTAGATGAATAATTTCATTTGGTCTATCTAATCCGCCTGCAATTGGGTTCTCTGTTTCTTGATCTCCGAAGTTGCGGAAGTATACTGCCTTGCCATACAGCAATTGAATGAAGCCGTCACGAAGACGACGCACACGCATTGTCTTTGCAGGGATATGTCCGATATATCCAATTCTTCCAGCAGATGTTCTGCCGATTTCAATATATCCATTTCCTGTTGCCTCAACATCTGTGTAGGCTTTAATTAATGTTTCTGTAAATGTTTCTTCTTCGTTGCATTGTTCTAGCCAATCATATAAATCTTGGCGAAGTCTATTTAGCTTTCTACGAGCACGTTCTAATGCTTTCTCATCTGTAATATTATCAAATGCCTCGTTTGTTTTTCTTGTCTCAATAAAATCGTGACCAAGTCCTACGATGTTTGAAACCTTAGCATTAATTGCTGCATAGTTATATGGAGAAATTTCGTAGATAGTTGAAAGGTAGTCCAAATTATAAGGTGGCTCGATAAGATCGAACATGGCATAGCCAGTAATTGCTTGTGCTAATAAATTTTGCTGTGTCTCAGTTCCTTCAATACCTTGAAAACGCTTTTGCAATTCTCTACTCATCTTACGACGGAATGCAGGACTTAGTCCTGATATTTTTGTAAGGTCTTCTCCGCTTACTTTAAATAGGTCTGTACTTGTTTGCTCTCTTGGAGTATTAAACTTCATCCAGTCGGCAACATTAGATATTGCTATCTCTTGTGAGTTATCATCTTCTTCGTATTGAATCATTACTGTCCCTCTGCCCTCAAGTTTTTCATTTCGTCTTTATAATTTCCAATATCTAAAGGATCTGGAACTAATCCCCATCTAAGTCTTTGTTCTTGTTCTGCGTACTCTTCGTCTGTAATCTTGCGTCGAGCTGAAAGAAATTTAGGCCCGCCTTCATATATACCGTATGAGCGAACTTCTCTAGCCAAAGCATCGATTCTGGATCTATTTCCTTTTTTGGACGTGATCGAAAGAAAGTTACCATCATCGTCTCCAATCCATCTGCCGTCTGGCATTTCCCAGACATAGATGCCTAGGGCTGATTCTTCTTGCAGAATCTTAGTATTTGCTTTACCGATATCCATAGAAGTTTATTTTACCACTCTTTAAGGTCTAAGTCCAGCTTTTTGTCAAGGTGCATGACAAAATTATATACTTTGCAGTACCACCCAGTCATTATTATAGTAATCTGTGTCTAATTCTGTCAGGGTCATGGCATTTTCTGTAATAGATTCGACTGGCTTACCACAATAAAGCTCAAAATGAGTTTCAACTTTTGATGCCGTTAATTCAGAATCATAGGTTGCAATATTCTTATATAGGTTACTTGGACCACCTATAGACTCGTAATTTAATTGCAGGGTCCCAGTTACTGGGGTATTAAATACTATTACGATATGATGTGGCTCTTCTTCAATTAAATATGAACTAATGTTTGTTTGATTAGTTACATCTATATTGTTGACATATATCTTGGCTATATTGGCCTTAGAAACCACTCCAGAGCCGTTCCAGGCCAGTCTGGTAGCAGAAGGATTGGAAGCATAGAAAAGGGTGTTAGCGGCCAACGTAAGCGGTGTAAAGAGCATTTCTACGGACTTCACAGATGTAGATGAATTTAAATTAAATCCTGCTGCATTTTTAGCTCGAATTCCATTCATGTAATGGCGGGATAAAACTGGATAATTTAAAGATCCTAAATAATAATCAGTAGAGGAGGTTATTTTATCTCCAAAGTTATCTGAATATATAGTTCTATCAGCATAGAAAGTTATACAGAAGAATGATAGTTTTGGTAGATATTTACTGGCATCTGTAGTAGACATTGTAATTTTAATATAGACATTGCCAGATGAATTAAATGAGTCTTTTGTATATTGAGGCAAGGGTTGTCCATTTGTACATTGAGCATAAGTAATTCCATCTACGCTTGATTCTACTGTTATTCCTAGATCATTCCGCCACTCAATTTTTGAAGTAGTAAGTCCTATTTGTGAAGGGATAAAAAAGTAGTCATTTATTACAAAAGATTTTGACTGTACTGTATCTGTTTTATAAAAAGTAATATATCTTTTAGTTGAATCATAATATGTATTGTCGTCTACAAAGTCAGACCATGGCTTGCTGGCTGGATATGAATAATCCATTACCGCTTTTATGTTTGCGTCTGTGCCAGTAAATAATATTCCTTTATCTGGATAAACGACATTGATTGCAGAATTTGTAATATTGCCATCTACATAATGACTTCTAATTGATTCTGGTTGTAGGCCATATCTGTATACTGCTGGAGCATCTACTGTAAATGTATCTCCAGAAACAGTTGTTGGACCAACCTGTAGTCCAAGTGTGGTGTTTGTAAATTTAAAATTTGATAGGGATTTTGAATCAACAACAAATGAGTCTATATAAAGACTTATAGAACCTACTGAATAAACTCCAACTATGTGTAAAGACTTCTTGCTATATGTAACGCAATATCTAACCGACTCTGTATCTGATACTTTAAATACTATATCGCCGTTTTCCCAGAACAACCCTATATCATTTGTAGAGTCTGCAAAAAGTGGAGTTTCTGAAGAAGACTCAATTGATGGATATATCCATGCTTCCATTGTAAAGTCATTGTCTGAAGTATAAGAGGTTGCAAATCCTGCCCCTACTGTTGCTCCATAATAATCTTTTGTAACTGGTACAGTTATATATGCTGTATTTGTTATCTTTGTTCCTGATACCCCGCCTGAAACTAATGGTAATATATTTGATGCAGGTGATCCAACATATGTAGCATTGTTTCCGCATCCCGAAATATCAGATGCTGTTGTTCCAGATGATTCATCTAATGGCCAAAATCCAATTGGATAATCTTTTATAACTTTGAGCTGATAAGACATAGGCTATAAACCTACTGCTGATTTAAGGTACCTAACAATAACAATTCCAGATCCGCCTACACCACCAATAGTGTTAGAGTCTCCACTACTGTCTGTAGATGCTCCTCCAGCACCTCCGCCAGTGTTTGTTGATCCGTTTTGTCCAGGGCTTCTTTGTCCATAATTACCAGAATTTCCTCCACCACCAGCACCTCCTAAAGAAATAGATCTTGAAGAATATGGATTATGTGAACCGCCACCGCCACCGCCTGCATAGTAAGTTGAAGTTCCTGTAATTGAAGATTGAAGTCCTACTCCTCCAGCGCCGCCATATCCTGCGCTAGTATTAGCATTTTCTCCTACCCCGCCAGCACCTCCGCCGCCACCACATTTATAAGGATAGGTTCCAGTTCCAGAACCAGTACCTCCATTATTTCCTTGTCCAGAAATTCCTTGACCAATGCTTCCTGAAAAAGCTCCACCTCCAGATCCACCATTTTTACCTGAAGTAAAATCATCTGCTGATCCACCTCCGCCGCCTCCAGTTGCAGATATTGCATTAATTGATGAATTTACTCCAGAAGCACCTCCGCCGCCAGTTGAATCACCAGGTCCCATAGTAGCTCCAGCACCTCCGCCACCTATTAAAATTGAATGATTTCCAGATGATAATGAAGTTGAGCCAGTTATCATTCCACCAGCACCTCCACCACCACCGTATCTTGATCCGCCTCCACCGCCTCCTGCGACAATAAGATACTCAGTATCTACTGAACCGTTTTGTATTGCAAGTGTCCCGCTTGATGTAAAAGAATGAATTCTATATAGTCCAGATAATGTAATTGTACCGCCAGAAACTGTTGGGAATGGAATAGTAATACTAAATGATCTTGTAACTGCTGTATTGCTTCCATCAGAAGCAGAAACTGTAAATGTGTATGTTCCACCACTCGCAGTACTTGTTCCAGATATTAATCCTGCTGAAGAAAGAGATAGTCCAGTTGGTAAAGATCCTGATGTTACAGAATATGTAATAGTATTTGACTCATCATCGGTTGCTGCTAATTGAATACTTGATCCATTCCATGTGCCAAGTGATCCTGTAGTTGTGCTCCATACTGGAGAATCATTAATATAAAATGCATCTGGCAATAGACCAAATAAATTTGAAGGGTTTAAAACCTTAATATCATACGGCTCATATGCTGCAGAAAGACCAGTAAATACGGCCGTCATTTGAACAACTGAATTAATGGTCGATGTTGTTGCCTGATACTCAGTTCCATTTGTTCCAACAGCGTAAGCAATTCCGCCTAAAACAAAATTTGTTCCTGAAATTGTAAATGTACCAGAACCTGTAGACTCATTATATGTACCTGATATGCTGGCTATGCCAGGGGTCTCCTGTACAATATTCTGCCAACCATTTGATGTGTATAGCTCAAGTCTTCCAGCCTCGCCATTAAAATATGGCTGGCCAGTAGAAGGGCTAGCAGGACGACCTGCTGTATTGCCAAAAGGAATACCTGAATTTGATGATTTTCTAATTGCCATTAATCGAACCTCCACCCAACTGTTGCGCCTGTGTATGTAAATATAGAACTTGATTGATCAACATCTATTATAGCATTTTCTGTTTGTCCATTGATCTTGTTGCCATTTCTTGCTATTGTAATATTGTTTGTTGCCGCCGTCCCTGATGCATCATATATTGCAATGGTGTCTCCTAGGGTTGGGCTGGCAGGAAGAGTAAGGGTTCTTGCCGCTGAAGTATCTACAAAGTAATTATTATTAGCCGCCATTGTTATATTAGATGATACCGCAGAAGATGCTGGTCCTGTAACAATTGTTACGCTTCCGCCCAAAGAAACGGAGGACCCATTAACGGTAATTGCTGAATTAGTTAGAGAGGCATTTCCAATATTAGTTAAAGTATTAGATGCACCAGATATAGTTTTATTAGTTAATGTTTGTGTTCCATCTGTTGTAAGGCCATTAGGAATAGCGGTGCCGACTTCTTGCCAAGCACTTCCATCCCATACTCTTATTAATTTAGCCATTAGAAGGTTATACTCCCTGTCGCTGTAAATTTGTAAACATACGTTCCCCCACCAGTTCCAGTTGTATCTGGTGAGCCTGTTGTAGATGCTGCTGCTACAGAGGTACGAAGTATTACAACTCCAGAACCTCCATTACCAGAAGATTGAGCATGAGCATTTGATCCGCCTCCTCCACCGCCAAAATTTGTTGAACCGTTAGATCCACCTGATCCTGAGCCAGCAGCGCCAGCGCCGCCTACACCAGATCCACCAGAACCAGAAGAATTAGAACCTGCACCTCCGCCTCCTCCTGAATAAAATACAGATGAGCCAGTTATTGTAGAAGAAATTCCCGCTCCTCCAGATCCACCAGATTGACCAGAAGTACTTCCTCCAACTTGTCCTGCACCGCCGCCTCCTGCACCAGCATCAACGGTGGATCCGTCAAGAGAGCCTCCGCCAAAACCTTGTCCTGTGGCTCCAGTTCCTGGTGTAGCACCGTATCCAGATCTTTGTCCTGCACCGCCGCCGCAACCACCGTTTCCACCATTCATGTTTCCAGTAGATGCGTTATTTGCATCAACAATCCCACCACCACCGCCACCGCCAAGAGATTCTACTAATGTGGTTCCTCCATTTTTGATAGATGAAGCTATACCATTATTTCCTTTACCAGTTCCTGGGGAACCCAAAACTCCAGATCCTCCTCCTCCAACAGTAATAGTATATTGTATTGATGAATTTAAAATTAATTGAGATTCTGCAGAAGAGTTTCTTCCAGAAGTTCCAAATGAAGTTCTGAATCCTCCTGCACCGCCGCCCGCACCGCCATCATCAGCTGTTCCCCCAGAACCTCCTCCAGCTACAACTAGATAATGAACATTAATATCTGGGTTTGCTGCAGTTATACTATTGCTTGCGCTACTTGCTGCCGAGGATCCATTAGCGTTTGTTGCTGTTGCTGTAAATGTATAAGATGTTCCATTTGTAAGTCCAGTAAATGTGTAAGGTGAAGATGAGGCTGTTTGAGTTGTAGTTGCTGGATTTGAAATTATTGAATATCCTGTAATTGCTGAACCACCAGTAGCCCCTGGGGTAATGGTAATTGTTGCTGATTGAGATGCTCCAACAGCACTTACGCTAGGAGCTGCAGGCACAGTAGTTGCAGTAATTGCGCTACTCTCAGATGAGGCAACAGACGTGCCATAAACATTTGATGCGGTGGCAGTAAAAGTATAAGATGTATTTGATTGTAATCCTGTTACAAGGATTGGAGATGATGCACCAGTATTATAATAAGAACCTGGGGAAGATGTTACTGTATAACTAGATCCTGGTACTGTTCCTGCTGTAAATGCAACAGATGCTTGACCATTATTGAATGCCCGTCCAGATCCTGAGTTTGTAGCAACAACAGACGATGGCGCAGTTGGATCTGCTCCAATTGGAACCCATGCAGTTCCTTCATAAAATTCTGGATATCCTAATTGTGTATTCATATACATGTCACCAGTTGTAGGTGAAGCGGGACGAGAAGCAGTATTACCTCTTTTAACATGTCCATTTGCTGTTGTATTATGTGTTGAAATATCTGATGCAACAGATGTAGATGTAGCAAGGGCGGAAGTATCAGAAATACCATGTACTGTTGTTGTTGAAGAGTTATGTGCAGAGATAGCAGCAGATACTTCTGAATCCGTCGCTGCCGACGTATTTGCGCTGAATAAGTTTGCTATATCTCTGATTCTAGACATTATCCACCAACTTGAGACTTTGTATATCGAACAATTACTACTCCGCCATTTCCGCTAGGATAAGTTGAACCTGTACCAGTACCATTTGCTCCAAATCCATAGTAGCCGACATAGTTATTATTTAAATCATATCCTGGATTATATACTGCACCGCCATCGCTATTTCCATAGCCGCCACCAGCGTATGCTATAGATGATCCAGTTATACTGCTATACAAGGGAAGTCCACCAGCAACTCTGTTACTCGGTGTGTTATTTTGACCAACTCCACCTGCACCTCCGCCGCCTCCTGATCCATAAGCCGCACCCGCAGAACCTCCAGAATTTCCATAACCAGTATAACCAGAACCAGAAGTTTGAGTTGCAGCTCCTCCACTACTGTTCATTCCTGCTCCACCACCAGAACCACCAGATTGACCAGCCGTTACAGAGTTATATGTTCCGCCGCCGCCGCCTCCTAATGCTGTCAAGCCAAATGCTGTTGTATTTTGTCCATTTGCGCCTTTTGTAAGAGATCCATTGTTATCAGATGAGCCTCCAGCGCCAATAGTTATTGCCCAGGTTGCTGGTGATAAACTTTTTGAAGTTGCATAAATAACTCCGCCTCCGCCGCCTCCGCCGCCAACATCATATCCAGCACCTCCTCCTCCAGCAACTATAAGTGTATCTGCAGTTACTGAAGCACCAGAAATTATTAAACTGTCAGTTGCGCTAAATGTTCTATAATAATACGTTGAGTCAGAAGTCAACGTTCCTCCAGAAACTGTAGGACCAGTAAATACACTATTGCTGATGGGTGATGCTACTGAATCTCCATTTACATTTACTGCTTTGATATAAAATGTATAATTTGTAAATGCAGTTAATCCAGTTATAGTTAATGGGCTTGAAGTTTGTGCTGGAGACAGTGCTGTATAATTTGTGCCATCTGTAGAATACTTATAGTTTGTTATTGATGATCCTCCTGTTGCTCCAGCAGTAAAAGTTAATGTTGCGGATGTGTTTGAAGCATATGCTGCAACTGGAGTTCCAGGTATTTGAGGAACAGTGTTTGCTGTAATTGAATTAGAATTAGTTGATCCTGCAGATGTGCCAAAATTATTTGTTCCTGTTACTGAAAATGTATAGGCAGTTGCTGATTGTAATCCGCTTACTGTAATCGGAGAAGATGATGCAGTACCTGTAAATCCACCAGGAGATGATGTTGCACGATATGAATTTGGTAAGCCTCCACCTTCACCAGGTGTAAATGCTACAGATGCAGATGAATTATTATATGCTTTGTCTGTTCCAGAATATGTTGTTGTTCCAATTGTTGGAATTCCTGGAGGTGCACTATTTGCAACCCATCCTTGTGCCGTATAAATCTCTAAACAACCTAATGTACCATTATAAAATACGTCGCCAACTGATGGAGATGATGGTCTATCTGCGGTTTCTCCTTTTGGAACCCCGCCTAATCCTGATGCTCTTAAATCGGCCATTATGCTACCTTCCATCCATATGTATTACCTGTGAAAACAAGAGTAAACCATCCGCCGTTTACGTCAATAATTAGATTTCCCGCATTACCATTAATTAACTTGGAGTTACGGGCCACAGTTATATTATACGTCGAAGCGTTTCCAGAAGCATCAAATACATCTATTTGATCATTTACTGAAGGGGATGAGGGTAATGTTAGAGTAAGAGCAGAAGCAGATGTTACAAAATATCTTACTCCCACCGCTAAATTTGTATTTGCTGATATTGATGAGGCTGTCTCATTCTTCTTGCCAGCCAAAGAGTTTGTAACTGTTGTAGCAAAACTTGCATCATCGCCCAATGCCGCTGCTAATTCATTTAGCGTATTTAAGGCGGAAGGTGCGGAATCAATTAAATTATTTACCTGAGTTGTAACAATAGTATTAATCTCAGACTGAGTATATGTATTTGTTGAATTTAAATTTGTTATTGTAACTATCTCTACAATGTCGCCTGCTGCTGCGGCGGAACCAAGAGTAACAGTAGTACCAGAAGATGTTGTATAATCTGTTGTCTTTAATAGTAGAAGACCATTGAAGTATACCTGCTCATATCCATCTATAAATGCTACTGATGCTACGAAATTTGTTTGTCCCGCCGTTGCTGTAAATGTGTGACGGCGAATAATGTTGGGGTCAAATGAGTCTGAAGTAGAATCTGATTCAATCCATATATCGCCAATGTCGGGGGAAGAAGGGGCATCTGCTTGATAACTAGATCCCTGAATTAATGATGATAAAGTAGTTGGGGCATATGTAGAGCCAGAAGCTGAATATAATACTTGGCCAGAAGTAGGAGAGGTTGTTGTTCCAGTTCCGCCATATTGTGTAGCTAAATTTGTGTGGGAATCGACGGCATGATTTTCGGCTAGCAAAACGCCATTAGCATTAGTTAAACCTGATATAACAAGTTTATTCTTGACCTTAAAGTCTTTATTTGCCATCTAAGTTCACATTTCCCCTAGTTGTTTATTATTTAATTATACCACCGTTTTATTATTTAGGAGTTTTCCCTTTTATATTGAGGTCGGTGGCCTGCATATTTAGATATACTATTCAGCCTGTAATGCTGGCATTGGAGGGAATATAATAAACCCATTTTCAATGTATGACTCATCTTTTAATGTTTTAGCAGCAGCCAACATTTCATCAATTGTTATTTCTGTTACAGACCATTTACTTAATTCATCTAAGTTAATTAAACCTTCTAATAAATATCCATAAGTTATAGAATTAGGATTTGAAGGCTCTCCTATAGTAAAATGCGGTTCAATTCGAACATTTTCTGTATTTATTTTTTCAGTTGGTCCTATTCCTTCTTGCGTAGCCCAATCTAATTTCCAAGTGTAATATTTCACGATATCTCCTTACGATCTTCTAATTCAACTTCTTTTATTCCATTAGGAGCCATTTCAATAATACCTATTTGTCTAAGAGCTTCTAAATGAGATGCCTGTGCTTGACTTCCGCCTATGTTTTCTAATATTGACTGTCTCTTTAATCTTTTATCCCAGTACTCTAACTGAGAACTTTCTAATTCTTCATAAGAATACTTATGCTCAAAAGACTCCCAAATACCAACTAAGTCCTGCAACTCTCTTTGTGCGCCGAGCATTACAAGTTTTGTTTGGTGCATTTCTATTTCTTTTATTTCAGAATCAATTAAATCAATTTCATCTTCTGATGCTTTTAGCCTATCTATTTCTACTTGCTGTTTTTTTAATTTTAAACTAACAATTTTTAAGTTATAAATTAGTTCTTGAATTTCAACTAGACATTGTTTATATTGCTGTTCAACAGTATCGTGTTGGCCTAATACAAATTTTTCAAGTTGAAATCTGGACCTAGGCTTTTGTATTTCTGTTAATGCAAGATATATTGGGTGTGATGGTTCTATTGGTAAAGGTAAATTATCCATATTATTTTAAAATACTCCGTTATTAGACATTGAAAGTATGCCACTTCTAGTAGTTAAAGTTCCACCAACTTCACTTCTTGTATCTGTTGCAAATAAAAACTTAGATGTAGTATTTACATTAATTCTACCTAAACAATAGTATCCAGCGTTACCCCTCCTTGACAATCCGCCTCCCCAGTCTCCTCCTTGTGCTAATGATGCTACTGCGCTAGATATTGTATCAGTTGAGAATGGCATTTTGTGTACACCAGTATGCATCATATCTCCACCACCAGCAGCATAACCAGCAGTTCCATCATTTTCCCAAGTAACAATATTATACGCAGCTACCGCATAGGTTGTTCCCAATAAGGATCCAGTATCGTTGGAAAATGTATACTTATAAACTCTATTCGGGAAACCTAGTCCCCAACTATATCCACCTACTGTATACCCAGCGGATCCTTTATTAGATATTCCACTTGTTAAGTATAGTGGTCCCATTGTTCCGCCTAGCGACCTAGTGTCATTTGAGTAATTTAATTTATTTACTTGATCTAAAAATGAACTTCCTTGATGCCCATTTACTGTAAATCCCGCTGTTCCATTATTTGAAAAAGATGCATTGCCATACACGGCAGTAGCAATAGTTGCCGATATTGTTGATACAGTCTCTCCCGAAAATGTAAGTTTAGCTATTCTATCAGTCCAATTTGATTCATAGCCACCATAAGCATATCCTGCAACTCCAGAATTTGCACTACCAGCGCCTGAACCGATTGCTGCTGGCGCAGTAGCAGATAAAGTAGAGTAAGAATCTGTAGCAAAGTTTAATCTATTTATTGTTGATACAGAGCTACCTCCATACAAATATCCAATACCTGTAACGTTTGGTGTAATTGAGTTAGATGCAGAACTTGCCGCTGATGTTCCGTTAGCATTTGTTGCTGTTGCTGTAAATGTATAAGATGTTCCATTTGTTAAACCAGTAAATGTATAAGTTGTATTTGAAGTGGTTTCTGTTGTTGTAACTGGGTTTGAAATAATTGAATATCCAGTAATTTCTGAACCACCAGTTGCACCTGGTGTAATTGTAATTGTTGCTTGTGCATTACCACCTGTAGCGCTTATACTTGGTGCCTGTGGCACTGTAGTTGCAGTTACTCCTGTTGAGGCAGATGAAGCAGATGATGTGCCATATGGACTAGTTGCAACAACCGTATAAGTATATTGTGTGCTAGAAGCTAACCCTGTTACTTCAATTGGACTAGAAGATCCAGTAAATGTTGTTGGAGATGTAGTAGGAGTTGGGGTAACTATAAAAGAACTTGGTGCTCCTGCATTTGTTGCTGTAGAAAATACTACAGACATTTTTCCATTATTATATGCTCTGCCAGATGGCTGGTTAGTTGCTACAACAGATGTAGGAATTCCAGGAGCGGCAGCAATTGGAAACCAACCATTTGCTGTGTAGCTTTCAAAGTAGTTGTTATCAGTATTATAATAAAGATCTCCTGCTGTAGGAGATGCTGGTCTACTTGCTGTTCCGCCTCTTTGATATGCAACTGATTGTGCCACCCAGGTTGTATTAGTTCCGTCTGTTGCTAGAACTTTATTATTGTTTCCATCTTGGGACGGTAGTAAAGAATTTAGGGTATTAGTAGTAGAGGTTTGTCCAGTTCCGCCCATAGAAACAGGGAGGGGAGTCTGGATATCTAACCCATTTTTTACCTTAAAATCTTTATTGGCCATTAGAAGGTTATACTCCCTGTTCCTGTAAATTTATAATATTTAAATCCACCAGTTGTAAATAATGTTCCAGTATATGAAGATGCTGTTGAAACTGCATCTGAGGTTCTTAGTATTACTACACCAGAACCACCATTACCTGAAATATTTACTGAGCCTGTTGTTCCTCCTGCGCCACCAGTGCCTCCACCAGTGTTTTCAGCTCCATTTGCAGTTGGAGAACTTGCTCTTGCGTGTCCCTGTGAGCCTCCGCCTAGACCACCATTGCCATATCCAGAATTGCCACCGTATCCTGCACCACCACCGCCGCCTGCTACATAGTAATTGCCTCCAGATAATTGACCAGTAGATGTTGCATTAGTTAAATTATTGTAATCTCCATTACCACCGCTTCCAGGACTATCACCAGATGGAGCAGTAGTAACGTTACCTGCTTGTGCTGCGCCTCCGCCGCCTCCGCCACCGTCACCAGATGAGTTTCCACCATTAGTTCCTTGTGCTGGTGTTGTGGATGGCGTATTACCACTGCCTCCTGCGCTTCCTTGGTTTGAACCACCGCCAGAACCGCCTGATAAGCCATTACCACCTTGTGGTGCGCCACCACCGCCACCATTTGCTGTAATTGTAGTTAATCCAGTACCAGATATAGATGAGCTTGTTCCACTATTTCCAAAACCAGCGGATCCACCACCACCATTAGAACTCTTTGTTCCTCCAGCACCACCACCACCTACAGTTATTGTATATGTTGTGCCACCTGATAAAGACAAAGATGATCCTGCAGATATTACTCCTCCAGCAACAGATGTTCTATATCCACCCGCACCTCCACCTGCTGCACCGTTATTAACTGGAGCCACAGAACCCGAACCTCCACCACCAACAATTAAATAATTAACAGCTATGGCAGATATTGGTGTAACTGAACTACTTGCAGAGCTTGCTGCTGATGTTCCATTAGTGTTTGTTGCTGTGACTGTAAAAGTATAAGAAGTTCCATTTGTTAATCCTGAAACTGTGATCGGAGACGATCCTGTACCTGTCAATCCCCCTGGGCTTGATGTTGCAGTAAATGTGGTAACTTCTGAGCCACCTGTTGCACCTGCTGTATAAGCAACTGTTGCAGATCCATTTCCTGGTGTAGCCGTACCTATAGTTGGAGCCTGTGGAACAGTAGTTGCAGTTACTGCGCTAGACGCAGATGATGCAGAAGATGTTCCAAGTGGTCCAGTTGCTGTAACTGCGTAAGTATATGCTGTGTTTGATTGTAAACCAGTAACTACGATAGGACTAGATGAACCTGTATTTGTATATGAGCCTGGTGTTGAAGTAACTGTAAATGATGTTGCTTTTCCGCCGCTTGTTGCGGGAGTAAATGCTACTGAGGCTTGTCCGTTATTAAATGCTCGTGATGAAGGTTGATTTGTTGCAACTGGTGATGTAGGAATTCCTGGAGCGGTATTTGGAATCCACCATCCTCCATCATATACTTCAAGTACAGATGTTTCTGTATTATAATATAAATCTCCATTTGCAGGAGAAGCAGGGCGTGAGGCAGTATTGCCTTTATTTATTCCTTTGTTATTTTGAACATAAGTTTGTGTTGCTAATCCTGCTGTATCTGAAATACCGTGAACTGAAGTTGTTGCAGAATTGTGGCTAGAGATAGCTGCCGCAGTCTCTGTATCCGTCGCTAAACTAGTGGCGGTTGAGAGTACGTTGGCAACGTCTCTAGCTCTTGTCAATTATGTTACTCTCCGATTACTACTTCTTGCCAGTTTAAATCTTCTTCTACCCATCTAAACATCTTGCCTTCTTCAACAGGCATTGGTGTTGGGGCTTCCCAAAGACATGTGTCATCATTTAGTAGCCATGAAGCGAAAGGCTTTGGTGGGATAAATGCATCACGAACTGAGTCGTATGAATATCCGATTCCTGCATAATTCTTTCTTAGCGGGGTCCCGCCATTTGCATGTACGCCACCTGAAGTGTTGTATGAGGTTTGAATCCATGTTCCGCCAAGATCCAAGGTGTTAGCCAGAAAATTCTGTCCATCAGCTGCATCGGCGTCGTTTACTACTAGAACACGAGTAACTATATTGTTCTCGTCGATTTCTGCGAAATGTGCCATTTTTCTCCTTTGTTAGTTGTCTTGCTTCTTTATATTTTACCATTTAATAAATGATAAGTCTATTGTTTTATACTGGGTATCTAATGATTACTATTCCTGAACCGCCATTAGCACCAGGGTTTGTTGCGCCACCTCCGCCAGCGCCACCGCCTGTATTTGCAGTACCATTAGTAGGAGCAGTTGAACCAAATCTTCCACCTGTTCCACCGCCACCAAGTCCAGCAGTTCCAGCAGTTCCAGGTCCAGGATTTCCTGAACCACCACCACCGCCGCCTGAAAAGTAATAACTGCCGCTTGAGAGTTGTCCTAGTCCTGTTGTTGAACCACCTGAAATAGCGGTTGATAAACCAGCGCCGCCGTTACCACCAGCTGAACTTGAACCACTACCTGAACCGTTACCTCCATTACCATTGGCGCCACCACCGCCACCGCTTGGATAACCATCAGAGTTTATACCGCTACCACCTGAACCCCCTGTGCCGTTTCCTGCACCACCTGAACCTAAATAACCTGAACCGCCGCCTGAACCATTTGTAGCACCGCCAGCGGAGCCATTACCTTCTCCCGATTCACCAGAACCGCCACCTCCGCCACCACCTGAAGTAGAACCATTAAAACTACTACTTGTTCCACTAATACCACGCTTAGAATTTATTGCTGAACCTAATCCACCACCACCAACGGTAACTGTGTAATTCTGAGCAGTTAAAGATTGAGAAGTAAATGTGCGGAAACCTCCTGCACCGCCACCGCCTGAGTATCCGCCGCCACCGCCGCCAGCGCCGACAATTAGATAATCAGATGTAATGCTTGTAGTTGGAGCAAATGTTCCTGAGCCAGTAAATGCGTGATACCAATAGGCACCATCAGTTGTTACGGTTCCACCTGTTGCTTTAGCAACATAAGATGTAGTTGTGTTAAAAACTCCTGAAGATGTAAATGTATGATACCAATAAGTACCGTCGGTTGTTACTTCATTACCGCCTGAAGCTTTTTGAGTTGCTGATGCGTAACGCAATACAACAATTCCTGAACCACCTGCGCCACCTGAAAGTTGTGTTTCAAATCCTCCTGCACCGCCACCACCTCCACCTCTATTAGCAGTACCAGAACCTGCCTGTTGAGTTGATGGATTTCCACCAGAGCCACCAGCGGCACCATTACCACCACCACCTGAGCCACCAGTTCCAGCAGTAGAATTGGCACCACCACCTCCACCACCTGCGTAGGTAACAGCACTTCCTGTAATTGAATTAGAAGTTCCTGCTCCACCATTACCACCAGCACTTGTTGTTGCGTTAGAACCTGCGGCAGATGAACCGCCGCCACCTCCACCATTTGCGCCGTTATTTCCGTTACCACCAGCATAACCTTCTACGGGAGAGTATGAACCTGAGTTACCAGCAGCACCAGTACCGCCACCACCCGAATCGGTTCCACCTCCACCACCACCCGAGCCACCATTAAGTCCATTAAGGGCAGCATCAGGTGCATTAGGTGGTACACCTTGACCTCCACCACCGCCGCCTGAAGAAGTAATAGTAGAAAATACAGAATTAGAACCATTGGCGCCTTTTGATTGAGTTGTTGAAGTTCCACCTGTACCGCCCGCACCAACTGTCACTGTGTATGCAGTATTAAAATTCAAGGTTAAAGCAGTTCCGCCAATAGAAGTTCTGTATCCTCCAGCACCACCGCCACCACCTGTATTTTTACCACCGCCACCGCCACCGCCAGCAACTACAAGGTGATCAACAATTAAGTTAGCTGGATTAATAACTTGTGTAAATGTTCTATTTACTGCGTTGCCACCAGAATCTGTTGCAGATATTACAGCTGTTGTACTTCCTGCAGAACCTGTTGGTGTACCAGTAATTGCTCCTGTTGATGTATTTAATGATAATCCTGTTTGAAATGCACCAGATACAATTGCATATGTAATTGTTGATGAGCCATCTGCATCAGTTGCAGAAATTGTTTGTGAAAATGCTGTATCAATTGTAGCCTCATTTAATGTTGTTGATGTAACCCAAACTGGCACAGCTCCTGATGTAATCGCATTAAGCGATGATGCAGATAATGTTGTGGTTGGATTTGTGACAATTACGTCATATGGAGCATCTCCTGGGCCAAACGAATCAGGACGGCCTGCAATAATAGATGTAGCAGATCCTCTAACTGTTGTCTTAGGAGTTACTAATGTTGAATCATCTGATTTTCTAAATTTAACCTCTACGTTTGAAGCAAAGTTTGTACCTGTAATAGTTGTTGTGTCATTTACATTTGGTAGCCCGCTTGGAGTAATATCTGTAATTGTTGGAGGAGCCCATGTTGCATCTGTTTTAGTTGCAAGGGAGGCTGCTGATTTTAATGTAAATATAACTGCATCATTGGCATCTGCATTTACTGTTGTTACATATAGGAAGGATGAAGTAGCTGTAACTGTTTTTGCTCCTGCCACCGCCGATCCTACGGGGGTGCCATCTGATGCTCCTAGATATACTTCTAGGTTTGTATCTAACGCTTTAGACTCAATTAAATATGTTCCTGCTGGGTATGACTTATCAAGAGTGGCTGTCTTAGATCCGCCTGTAGATGTGACTACTGTAAATGATGTACCGCCAGATAAACTAGAAAAACTAATTGCCATTATCCTACCCTCCAGCCATATGCAGATCCTGTATAGATTAATGAAGCGCCTGCTCCATCTACGTCAATTGTAAGGTTTTGTACTGTTCCGTTAATTTTACCACTGTTTGAATTAATTGTAATGTTATATGTTCCAGCTGTTCCAGATGCATCTACAACTACAATTTCTTGTCCAAGTGTTGGACTTGCAGGAAGTGTTAATGTTCTAGCAGCTGTTGTATCTACAAAATATCTGCGTCCCGCCACTAATGTTATGTTAGATGATACTGTAAGATTTACTTCTTGCTTATATGAAGCAAGGGCGGAATTAAGAGCAGTAGAATCTATATAATCAGGAGGAAGAGCAGCTTTTACTCCAAGATCTACCCAATCTGTGCCGTTCCAAATTTTAACTGTTTTAGCCATTAGAATGTTACCGTTCCTGAACCTGCTGTAAATCTATAAACTCTATACCCTGCACGTGTTGGTTGGGTATAAGTTAATGTTCCAGGAATTGTTGTAATAGCAGGGAATGTATCTGCATATGCAATAATTACAACACCACTACCTCCCGCACCACTTGCGTAATAAGCTAGTGGATATCCGCCACCTCCGCCACCACCACCAGTGTTTGCAGTTCCTGCAGTACCAACAGTATTTAAATACCCACCTCGGCCTCCCCCACCAGAGCCTCCTAATCCGCTAGAAGTATAATTGCCTTCTTCGGTTCCAGATCCACCTCCGCCTGCATAGTATGTTGAGGTCCCAGTAATGCTGTAAGCACGACCAATGCCACCATTAGCAACAGAAGTATTTGCTGTTACAGTTTGTCCTACTGCGCCAGCTCCACCTCCGCCTCCGCCAGAATATGGGCCTCCGCTTGCGTGTCCAGTTCCACCGCTATTTCCATAACCCGTTGCACCTGATGGGCTTGTTTGTGTTGAAGCACCTCCTCCAGCAGAAGAACCGCTACCAGATCCTCCGCCTCCGCCAGAACCACCGCTATTTCCTCCGCCGCCAGTCCAACCCTTACCAGCACCTCCGCCAAATGCTGTTATGTTTCCAAAAACAGTATTCTCTCCATTAAGTCCAGTTTGGCCTGAGCTTACAGACGCTCCACCATTTCCAATGGTAACTAGTGCTGATCCCAGTAGTGCATAAGATGATGAGTAAACTAGTCCTCCAGCACCTCCTCCTCCAGAACCACCGTTTCCAACAGCGCCAGAACCACCGCCGCCAACGACTAAGATTTCAGCAACAGGCATAGCAACAGATTGTATGCTAAATGATCTTGGTATTGTGTTTAGCCCATCAGAGGCATTTATTGAAAAACTGTATGTTGTATTTGTTGCAATATCTGGAAGTGTTCCAGTAATTGCGCCTGTTGAAGAATTTAAAGATACTCCAGAAGGTAAAGAAGATCCGCTAGCTAATGCATAGGTAATTGTAGAATCAGAATCCGTTGCTGTTGCAGAAACAGATACAGAAACTTGTTCATTAAATGTACCTAGAGACCCTGAAGCAGTTACCCAAACTGGGCTTGCATTAACATAAAGAGCATCAGTCAGCAAACCAAATAGATTTGATGTATTGGTTACCTTAACATCGTAAGGCTCATTAGCATTTGATAGTCCTGAAAATACCGCCGTGACTGACACTATTGAGTTTACAGTAGTTGAATTAGCATTTACTTCAACACCGTTTGTTCCAATAACAGAAGCAATT